GACCTGTGCCTATAAGCAAGGCAAGCGGAGCAGAGCAGGAGACAAGGAAAGCCCTGTGCCTATAAGCAAGGCAAGCGGAGCAAAGCCGGACGGCTGGAGCAGGAGGCAAGCGGAGCAGACAAGGCAAGCCGTGTGTCCATAGAAGCAAGGGACGCGGATCCGCGGCGGCTATGTCCATAGAAGAAAAGGCTCTGCTGTGTCTGCTTAGGTACTACTGTGTCTGCCCCTCGAATGCGGGGCGGGGAAAGCCCGATATTTTTGCCGACAAAAATCGAATTTTTTTTGCCATTTCGTTACGGATTCCCGGTATCAGATAGAGCTTTTGTAAAATTTTTGAAAAAGAGTACAAAAGAGTACACCGACATGTGCTATCATAGTATCGTGGAATTTTGAAACAGGAGCAGAGCCTAACGGTTCTGCTTTTTCTGTTGAAAGGGAATGAGACATGGTTACGGAAAAAAGAAGCCTGAAAGACTTAAAACCAGCAGAATACAACCCAAGAAAAGCCCTTACCCCGGAAGATTCCGAATATCAGAAGATTAAGCGAAGCATAGAGACGTTTGGATACGTTGATCCCATCATCATCAACAAGGATGGTACTATCATCGGTGGACATCAGAGGCATACCGTTTTACTTGACCTTGGATATACAGAGGTTGATGTAGTCGTTCTTGATCTTAGCAAAGAGGATGAGAAAGCCCTGAATATCGCATTGAATAAGATTTCCGGCGAATGGGATGAACTGAAGCTTCGGGATTTACTGGTCGAACTTGATTTAGGAGACTATGACATCAGTCTTACCGGATTTGACAATAAGGAATTAGAAAACCTTATTGAACTTACCGACTTTGAGCCGGAAGTCACCGAAGATGAGTATGATCCGGAGGCAGAATATAAGAAAAGCGTAGAGCAGGGTATTCCACTTGTTCGCTCCGGCGAGGTATGGCAGCTTGGCAGGCACCGCCTTATGTGCGGAGACAGCACAGAAAGAGCGGATGTTCAAAAGCTTATGGGTGCGGAACTTATGGACCTTATCATCACAGACCCACCATACAATGTGAACTATGAGGCAAAAGCTGCCCGGTTGAATGAATATCGACCAAATGAAAACGGCAGCATGAAAATTGAGAATGACGTGATGGATCAGAACGCATTTTATATCTTTCTTCTCCGTGCATTCGGAAATATGGAAGAATTTATGAGGGAAGGTGCCGGTGTCTATGTTTTTCATGCAGATATCGAAGGTCTTACATTCAGAAAGGCTTTCAAAGATGCAGGATTAAAACTTGCAGAGGTTCTTATCTGGGAGAAAAATAATTTCGTCTTGGGACGGCAGGACTACCAGTGGCGGCATGAGCCTATCCTTTACGGATTGAAGGAAGGGGCTGCACATTATTTTATCAACGACCGGACGCAGGATACCATCATTCTGGAAGATGACGTTGATTTTGAGGCTATGAAAAAGCCGGAACTGATTCAGTTTGTTAAAGACATGATGCACCGGTATGCAGATCAAACTACCGTCATATTTGAGAAAAAGCCAATGAGCAGCTCTTTGCATCCGACCATGAAGCCAATAGAGTTGATTGCGAAGTTCATGAAAAATTCCAGTAAAAAAGGCTGGAATATTGGAGATTTTTTCGGAGGGAGCGGCACTACTTTGATGGCAGCCGAGCAGCTCGGAAGGAATGCCTATGTTATGGAATGTGACGAACATTACGCAAGTGTAATTATCAAACGGTGGGAGGAGTTCACGGGACAACAGGCAGTTAGAATTGAGGTGTAAAACATGCAGGGAAATGAGAGTGAAAGCAGTACGTCTGAAAAAGGATATTATAAGTCGGAGGTTATCGGTCAACTTTTCGGAGTTAGCACCCGAAGGATCCAGCAGCTTACGCAGGATGGTGTAATCTCCACGGTTCAGACTCCACATGGGAGGCGGTATGAACTTGCCCCTACCATTCAGAGGTACATTAAGTATTTATCAGATAAAGCCTACGGAAAATCAAGATCCGAAACAGAGGCAAAATTAAAAGAGCAGAAGCTCCGGGCAGAGGTAGCCTTGAAAGAATCGCAGGGCGAACTTCATCGGCTTCGGACAGAGATAGCGGCTGGCAGTTATATTTCCGTTGAGGAAGTAAAACTTGACTATGACCGCTTTTTTATTTCCTTCAAAAAGTTTGCAATGTCATTACCAAGCAAGCTTGCAGGGCGCTTGACAGGATTTGTTGATCCGGTGGAGGTTCGGCAGATTGAAAATGAATTGCAGAAAGAAGTCACAAACCTCCTGCGAAGCTTTGTAGTTTCAGCTATTGTCGAGGCGAAACAGAAGGAAGCAGAGAGCAAGGATGCCCCGTCGTAAAAAGATTCCGGTAACAGCATATCAGTACGAAGCCCTGCAGCTACTTAGTCCACCGGAACAACTTACCGTTTCGGAATGGGCGGAACAGTATCGTATGTTGGATTCAAAATCTTCTGCTATGCCGGGTCCATGGAGTAACGACATTACTCCGTACCTGGTTGGCGTAATGGATGAATTTAACAATTACGAGACGGAGCAGATCGTATTCGTAAAACCTACGCAGATAGGTGGAACGGAAGCGCTGCAGAACATGATCGGTTATATCATTGCGCAGGATCCGTCTCCGACCATGATCGTTTATCCGACTGATACGCTTGCGAAATCCGTATCAGAAAACCGGTTGCAGCCGATGTTACGCGCCACGCCGGAGATTGCAAAAAAATTTGACGAGAACTCCTCTTTATTGGAACTGCAGTTTGATGGAATGTATTTATCGCTTGTCGGAAGTAATTCCCCATCCGGACTTGCAAGTAAACCGATTCGATTTCTAATGATGGATGAGGTTGACAAGTATCCCGGAGCAAGTGGGAAAGAGGCTGATCCGATCAAACTGGCAACAGAGCGAACAAAGACTTTCCATAACCGGAAAGTTTATATCACAAGTACCCCCACACTTAAGACCGGTCATATCTGGAAACTTAAGGAAGATTCCGATATTGAGAAGCATTATTTTGTCCCATGCCCGCATTGCGGAGAGTACATAGAGTTCAAATTTCAGAATATCAAATTTCCGGATGATGAGGGGATGAGTTACGCAGACCGGGCAGAGTTCGCAACATATGTGTGTCAGGAATGCGGATGCGTCATCACCGATAATGACAAACATAATATGCTCCGCCTTGGAGAATGGCGGACGGTACGACACAACACAAAGTACGTCAGGAACGTAGCCTTCTGGATCAATACTTTATACAGTCCTTTTGTACGATGGTCGGATATTGCGAAGGAATTTCTCCTTACAAAGGATGATCCGGAATCCTTCCAGAACTTTGTAAATTCATGGTTGGCGGAACCTTGGGAGGATACCAAACTTCGGACCAATGCAGAGTTGGTTCAGGAACGGCAGACAGAGGTCCCGCAATTTGTGGTTCCGGGATGGGCGAAGATGCTTACTGGTGGCGTAGACGTGCAGGAGAGTTCCCTGTATTGGACCATCCGGGCATGGGGAGATTTCTTTACCAGTCAGAACATTGCACACGGGCAGGCGTTGTCCTTTGATGAAATCGACCGGGTTATGAATATCGAATATATGACAGAGGATGGAAATCCTCTGATCGTGAATCTGTGTCTGGTTGATTCCGGAGATCAGACGGATATGGTATATGACTTCTGCGTGATCCATTCCGATTACGCACTTCCGGTAAAGGGCGCAAGCCACGCGCAATTGAGCCACTACAAACTTAGCAAGATCAACCGCGAGGGGAGTATCGCAAATGGAATGACGCTTGTGCTTGTAGATGGCGAGAAATACAAAGATATGATCGCAAGCCGCATGAGGAAACCAAACGGGAAAGGAAGCTGGATGGTTTACGCTGGATGTGATTCTGAATATGCCACGCAGGTTACAAACGAACATAAGGTAAACGTCAGAAGCAACGGAGTTGTCCGGCAAGTATGGCGCTTGAAATACAGCCACGCCGACAATCACTACCTCGATACAGAGGTTTACGCAATGGCGGCGGCGGATATCATGGGTGTCCGCACCCTGCATCTTTCGGATAAAGAGGCGGAAAAGCCAAAGCCAAATATTGAGCCGGAGGAAACTTCGGAAGAACAATGGATAAGAAAACATGATAACTGGATTCAGGAAGGAGGAAGATAGGATATGGCAGAAAGCGAAACTAACCAGATGCCGACTACCACAAAAGGGATGTTGGATGCTGTTAATTCCGCAATCATGGCGATTGCGGTCGGAGGTCAATCCTATAAAATCGGTTCCCGTAGCTTGACGAGAGCTGACTTAAAACAACTCTACAATATTAAAAACGACCTGACAGCGCAGCTTGCAGCAGAAAGTTCCGGTGGACTTCTGGATGATTGTTTTGTCGCTGTGTTTGACGGAAGATAGGAGGCTTGTATGGGTTTTATTGATAATATTGTCGCCGCCTTTTCTCCGCAGGCGGCATACAAAAGAGAGGCATACCGTAGAGCATACGAAGCGCTCCGTTCAAGCTATGATGCCGGATCTTATGACCGGAGCAATAGCAATTGGAGAGTTACGAACACTTCCGCAGAACTGACAGACCGGTACAACCGGGATAATGTACGGGCAAGGGCAAGGGACCTTGAACGAAACAGCGACATTATGAACTCTGTTGTCGGCGCATTCAAGCGGAATGTGGTCGGCGGAGGTTATCACGTTCAGATCAAGACCAATGATGAGGAATTGAACAAAACCATCAAGGACGCATGGAAGAAATGGTGTAAAAAACGAAACTGCGATGTAACCGGCACGCAGAGTTTAAACCAGATCATCCGTATGGCGGTCGAGCGAAAGAAAGTTGACGGCGGAATCCTTTTTGTAAAGCGATATACCTCGGAAGGATTCGTGCCGTTTCAGCTTCAAATGATCGAGGTTGACGAACTGGATACGGGAGCGGTACAGCCAAAGACACCCGGAAATAAGGTGGTCGGAGGAATTGAATACAATTCCTACAACAAGCCGATTGGTTATTTCATCCGGCAGTATGAAATAGACGGTTACAGCCTTCGTGATCCGGTATATGTAGAGGCAAAGGACGTTATTTTCTATACATCGAAAAAAAGACCGTCACAGCTTCGGGAAATGTCTGACATGTCACATACGATTCCGCGGATCCGGGACGTAAACGAATTTATGACGGCTGTGTCCGTCAAGCAGCGTATCGAAGCCTGCCTTTCCATATTTGTTAAAAAAGCGCTTCCGACTACAGGAATCAGCGGTTATGGACGGTCGAACTCCGCTGCTGCGGAGGAACGTATCAGTTACGATGGCAAGATGCTTACGCCCGGTATGATTAAGGAACTGAATGCCGGAGATGAAATTCAGGTCGTAAATCCAAACGGGCAGGGCGCAGATGCAACCAACTTTACGAAACTGCAGCAAAGGCTTGTCGGAGCCGGTCAGGGAATCAGCTATGAAGCAACCAGCCGGGACATGGCAGAAAGTACATACTCCTCCGCACGACAGGGCATGATCGAGGATGATCTGACCTACGATGAGGAGAAAGAACTTCTGATTGAGGTTCTGGATGAAATTTACGAAACCTTCATCATATCGGCTGTGCTTTGCGGTGCGATATCCATTCCAAAATTCTGGAATGAAAAAGACAAGTATCTTTCACACGAATGGATTCAGGAGCCGAAGCCGTGGATTGATCCTTATAAGGAATCAAATGCAAACAAGGTCGCTCTTCAAACCGGTCAGAAAACCTACAAACAGATTGCGGCGGAAAACGGTCGGGATTGGAGAGAACAGGTAGACGATATGGCAGAGGTGCTGGATTACGGAAAAGAAAAAGGAATAGACATGGGAGGTGTTTTGTTTGGAATCAAAGATACCAACGAAATTCCGGATGATGACGAGGTCGGAACCGGAAACAAAAAGGAAAAATGACGAGAGAGAAAAGGGATTGCAGAGATTCCTTTCCGATTGTTCCATCCGCGCTATGGAGGGCGAAGGAAATGAACGAAAATTCATCCTTAGTTTTTCATCCGAGGAACCTTATGAACGATGGTGGGGCGTGGAAATTTTGTCCCACGCGGAAGGTTCTATGAATTTGACACGGTTAAATTCCATCGGATGCGTTCTTTACAATCACAACCGGGATAAGGTAATCGGAAAGATTCTCCGGGCATGGGTAGAGAATGGGCGCGGCAACGCCGAGATCGAGTTCGACAATGATCCGGAATCCGAGATCATCTATCAGAAAGTAAAAAGCGGAACCCTAAAAGGAGTATCCGTTGGTTACTCGGTGGATACTTGGGAGGAAGTCGCGCCGAATAAAAAATCGAGTGACGGTCGATTTACCGGACCATGCGACATTGCTACAAAATGGATCCCGTTTGAGGTATCTATCGTCAGCATCCCGGCGGATCCGACAGTCGGTGTCGGACGGTCACATGAAGATCAGAGCGCGGAATCCGGCGCAGAAGAAAAGGGAGTAAGCAGCTTTTACTACATGGAAAAGCAGCTCCAAATAAACAAAAACTCACAAGGAGGTAAAAATTTATGAATCGTAGACAGATGATTCAGAGACAGCAGGAGCTTCTCAATGCGGCAAAAGCTGGAAACAGAGAGCTTACTGCAGAAGAACAGGCAGAGTTTGATAACCTGCAGAGAAGCATTGAAGCCTTGCCCGATGATGGCGGCGATGAAAACGGCGGAAATACTTCCACCAGAAGCACCGTCGAAGATCCGCAGACCACGCAGCAGGTAATGGCAGCGGAACGGCAGAGATGTTCCGACATCACTACCTTATGCCGGGAGTTTGACGTTCCGGCAGAAAACCTTACCAGATATCTGGATGAGGGCTTTTCCGTTGACGCGGTAAGAGCAGCAATTCTTGACGGAATGAGACAGAACGGCGCGCCGATCAGCGTTAGGGGTACGGCTACCGTAACCAGCGATGAGGAGGACAAGTTCCGCTCGGCAGCAGCAGATGCGCTGATTATGCGTAGTGGCATGGATTTATCCCAGCCGGCAGACGGCGCACGTCAGATGATGGGACTTTCGTTAAGAGATCTTGCCATCGAGTGCCTTTCCAAGGACGGCGAGACCGGGCTTAACCGGAGAGGTTCAGATGAACTGTACGGAATGCTCCAGAGACAGTTCTACAATCCGACTGCTGCATTCCCGTCCATTCTCGACAATGCAATCAACAAGGCATACGTTGAAGGACACAAGACTGTTGCAGTAACCTTCGACCAGTGGACGAAGAAAGGAAGTCTTAAGGATTTCAAGACCCATGATAACAATTATCTGGCTGGTCCGGCAGGAGAGTTCCTCGAAGTTCCGGAAGGCGGCGAACTGACGCATGATGTATTCGAGGACAAAAAGCGTCCTACCAGAAAACTCCGGACTTACGGCAAGCAGTTCACGCTTACCCGTCAGGCATTCATCAATGATGACATTGATCTTGTTACCAGAATCCCGGCGCGGTATGCAGCAAGCGCGAGAAAGACCATCAACAAACAATGCTATCAGATTCTGGTCAACAACAGCGCGATCTACGATGGAACGCCGCTGTTCTCCAAGTCGCACGGCAATCTGATTACAACCGGCACCGGCATCACGCAGGCATCTATGCAGGCTATGATTATGGCGCTGCAGACCCAGAAGGACGAGTTTG